GTGAGCTATACGGCTCAGATCCGCATCAAGCGCGACGGAGTGCAAGTCTACCAAGAGAGCCAGACCTTCGCCCGGAAACAGGCAGCCCAGGCGTGGACGCGCAAGCGCGAATCGGAGCTGGACCAGCCTGGTGCTATCGAACGGGCGAGCCGGCAGGGCGTCACCGTCAAAGAAATGATCGAGCAGTACCTGCGGGAAGTGGAAAAGGCCCGGCCGTTGGGCAAAACCAAGAAGGCCACGCTCGAAGCCATCGGTAAGATGGATATCGGCAAACTGAACGATACCGACGTTACCACCCAATGCCTGGTTGACTTCGCCCTCTGGCGAATGAGCCGAGAGGGTGGCGGGGTTCAGCCACAAACCGCTGGCAACGACCTGGCGCACCTCGGCGCTGTCCTGGCCATCGCCAAAGATGCCTGGGGCTACCAAGTCGATCCGCTCGCCATGGGCGGTGCCAGGCGTGTGCTGCGCAAGCTGGGCTACAACCTGAAAAGCCGGGAGCGTGACCGCCGTCCGACCTTGGACGAGTTGGGAAAGGTGCTGACGCACTACCAGGCCATGCAGGCCAGGCGCCCGACCGCCATCAATATGTTGAAAGTCGTGGGGTTTGCCCTGTTCTCCACACGTCGTCTGGATGAAATAACCCGTATCCGCTGGGCGGACGTCGACGAGCCTGGTCAGCGAGTGCTGGTGCGCGATATGAAGAACCCCGGCCAGAAGATTGGCAACGATGTTTGGTGTTTCCTGCCGGACGAGGCATGGCAGATCCTCCAGACAATGCCAAAAGCTGGCGACGACATATTCCCCTACAGTCCTGAATCAATCTCGACGTCCTGGGCGAAAGCCTGCAAATTCCTGGAAATTGCAGATCTGCACTTTCACGACCTCCGCCATGAAGGTGTGAGCCGCCTGTTTGAAATGGACTGGGATATCCCGCGTGTGGCGAGTGTTTCCGGGCACCGGGATTGGAATTCAATGAGGCGTTACACCCACCTGCGCGGTAAGGGTGATCGCTATGTGGGCTGGGAATGGCACGAAAAGATATTGAGGGCGCCTGTCCAACTGGGCGCCGCATCAATGAAGTGGCTCAAACGGCGGGTTTTATCCCGTTGAGCTGGTTGTGTTCTTTAACTGCGGCGGCGCGCTGTAGGTCGAGGTAGACGGCCAGATCAGTGATGTGGACGCCCTTGGCAGACTTCTGGCTCGGCTCCAGGCGGGTAATTGGCAGCTTGATCTGACCACTCATCACCTTGCGCTGGAACATGTCCGGTGTCAGGTGTGTGAAATAGTCTCTGCAAACCAATTCCAGCGAGATAACCGCCTGACCATCATATTGAGCCATCAGGATGAAGGCTGTTTTCATGGATATTCCCTCACATCCGAAATGATCGATGAATGAATGCCGGTTTGGCTTGGTGCCCGGCGTTTTGCTCGCCATCTGCTTGAATCTCGCACACAAATCGGTGCCGCTCGCGGTTTTGAGCGGTTAGGGCTTGTGTGAGGCCAGGCACCGTAGCAATGCATAGCTCGTATGCATCAGGTCCTTGCCAGAGTTGAGCGGGAAGCACCTGGCAATCTGTGCGGGTTGCGTCTGCGCACAGGTATAGCAGGAGAAGGACGGTCATAGAGTGACCTCCTGCGCAGCACGCAAGGTGGCAACATTTCCAACAATCCCTACGATTACGCCTATCCGTGCGCTGAAACGGTATTCCCAGCCGCCACCGCTCATTGCGACGTAACTGACCTTGGCACCGACAGCGTGTGGAGCTGTGGTAGCCTCTACAGTGCCGCCTTGGGGTTGATTCACTTGCATGGTGCTTCTCCTTTGGGTGGTCGGTGTCGAGGGGTTGCAGCCCCTCGACACCATCTTCTTACTGGCTTTCGCCGATTGGGTTTTGCTTGCGCACCAAGTGCAGCAGCAGGTTTTCAAGCTCGACAACTTCGTCTGTCGCGGATTGCCATTCCAGGACTGCCTGGATCTGTTCCCGGCTGCACTCCAGCACCAGTATTTCTTTATCGCCTACGGCACGAACCTCCAGAATTGCGACCAGTCCGGCAGGGTCGTACGCTTCAGCGTGAACAATTTTCCCGGACTCGTTAAACCAGGCTTTTAGCTCTTTCAAATGCCGAAGGCGGTTGGTTTCCCCCTCCTGGCCGTCACCGGTGATTACTTGTATGTGCATGGTGCTTCTCCTTTGGGTGGATGGTGTCGAGGGGTTGCAGCCCCTACACGCCCTGGAATACCCAGCAGCGAATGGTTTTCGGTTTATCGAAAGCGTCCAGCGCCCGCGCCGAGTTGACGGCCTTGTTGGATTCCAGAAACTTGGGTGATTTGCTGGTTTTGAGCAGGCGTTTCAGGTCACTGAGTGCCGGTACCTGCTGGCGCTTGTTGGCCGCCATTTCTACAAATTCGTTGAGGTTCACAGCAATCAGCCCACCCCGGCGGGCGTGGTTGAGCGCCCCTGTCTCGTCCATGCCATTGAGGAAGTCGTAGAGGTCCCAAAACTCGGTAACGGTCGGGTGGTCGGCGTTGATTGCCTGCTGGCGCTCCAGGGCCATGCGGCTGACCTCGGCGTGTGCCAGGGCTTTGCGGTGGTCGCCAAGCGGCACGACGTCGGCCAGTGCATCCACCAGGCTGCGCAACTGGGCGTGGTTTTTTGCGATACGCACTGTGCGGATGCCGGGTTGTGCCAGCAGCTCCTGCTCGTAGCCGGAGGTGTTTTCTTCCATCAGGCGCATGGTGTTGGCTTCGCGCTGAAGCGCCTTGACCAGGAATCCGCTGATCTTTTCCATAGGCATGCGCTCCAGTTGCTCGGCGAACTGCTTGGTTTCCGGGGTGTGGTGCTCACGGGTCAGGTGGACGTGGCAGAGGCGCTGGAGAATCGGCTCAGAAGCGTTCACTGCGTTGTTTTGTGCAATCAGCAGCGCGGCGCGGAAGGGTGGTTCGTGCGTGTCGTTGCCGTTGTTTTTCACGCCAGTGGAGCGAACGCTGCGGCCGTTGTAGGCGGTTTTCAGTTCGTCCCAGTCGAAGTGCTTTACGGGCTGGCCTTCCTTCTGTTCGCGCTCGGACTCGATCAACACCACCGGGAGGTTGCTGACTTGCGAGAAGTTGCGCGCACGGCTGGCCGCTGTTGCTTTGGATGGGTCGAAACCTTCGTAATCAGTGCGTCCGACCAGTTTCCACAGCAGCTCCACTAGGGTGGTTTTGCCTGAGCCGGCTTCGCCTACCAGTTCCAGGAACATCAGCGATTTGTGGATCTGGCGGATCTGCTCGGCATGCAAAGCGCCCAGCCACCAGGCCAGTACCACAAGGCCCTGGACGCCAAAGCAGCGCCAGTAGATGTCGAACCATCCTTCGTTGTAGGCATTGAGGTCGGTATTGATATGCAGCACGGGCGACTGGCTCTGTGACTTGATACTCAGCTTGCCCAGGTCAAAAAAGTCTTCTTTGTTGCGTACATGCACCGCCCCGTCGAAGAAGGCCAGGTCGTTGAAAACATAAGCACCGTGTTCGCGGCTGTAGCCAATCCATTCGATGGTGTTGACGGCTTTCAGGCAATCCAGTTGAGGTGCCAGAATCCGTTTCAGTTGTTGGGCGCTGCCCTCGAACATCGCGCCATTGGAGACGTTGAGCAGGCGATTCGCGAACTCAGGCGCTGACGTGAGCTGCTTTGCCGTGAACGTGCTTTTGATGGCAGGCCCTTGCGGGCGCTCGATACGGAAGTAGTACCAGGCCTCATCGGTCAGGTCGTTGCGCATGTAGTACAGCGCTTGGAAATTGCAGTTGGCGATGCAGGTCACTGAGCCGGATTGGCGCAGTGCCTTGTAACGCTTTTGTTCATCGTTGAGCAGTTGGTCCTCGTGACGCTGTGAACTCTCAAGGTCACTCATGGCGCGGTCGTGCTTATCAAGATCAATCCGAAACCAGTACAGGCGCTTGCGGAATGTGAAGTTGAATTCCTTGCGTTCGTCGCGCAGGTAGATGAGGAAGCCTTTTTCTTCAGCCGAGTCAGCCAGCAGCAGGTCACCCTGATGGCGAGCGTCATCAAGGTCATGCTCAATGCGCTCGGCACGTTTTTCGTCGCCCTCGATCGACTTCCAGCGGTGGTGCAGATCGTTCCAGTCGACCTTTTTACCGTTGGGCTGTGGGATCACCGCCGCTTTGCAGGTGAAGCCCAGGTCGCGGGCCTCTTTGACCCAGCGGCGTGTATTGGCTTTAGCCACCGGTTCGTTATCCAGTGCCCACACCAGAGTCGGCAGGCGTTTGTCAGCGTCATGGCGCAGCTTGACCAGGGCCTTGAGTGAATCAATCGGGCAGGGAGCACTGGACATCATCGACACGGCCGACACGTCGTTATGCAGCAGCGCGATAGCGTCGAAGATCCCTTCGACGATAAACAGCTCGTCGACCTCCAACAGGTCTACGCTCGGCGGGCACCACCAAACGCCTTTGTAGCCAGTTGCGCCTTCGCCGGTAGGGCGAAAGCGCGCTTTCATCTTGCCGAAGCGGTCAGGCCGATCTATCAGGCGTTCCCAGTAGCCGCCTTTCTCCAGGGCAAAACGCACCGTCGCGCTGCCGATATTGAGCCGGCTATCCCAGTAGTTTTCCTGGGTGAACCAACCGGCAATCAGCTCAAATTTGAAGCCCCGCGCAAACTCAAGGTAGGCGCGTGCCGTGGCAAGGGGATTATCCGGTGTCGACGGGGCGGTCTTGCTCCAGTCGTTGAACAGGTCGTCATACACGTCCTTTATATAGACGCGGTGGTCGCACTTTTCCGGCCGTCCACAGATCAGCGTCCAGGGCGAATCGTAGAAGGTGTACAGGGTCTTCTGGCCGCAGGCAGGGCAAACACCCTTACGCATGTAGTCGGTGCCGCGCATGTGCTTGAGCTGGTAATCCCGCTCAATGCGTTGGATGACGTCGGCGCGCAGCCGTTCTTTCATTTCCATCGGGGCTTACTTCGCTTCGTCGAGACTGTGTTTAAGGGCGCCGATTAGGCGTTTCTGTGCCGCCATCACCGGGAAGGCGACGAGCAGCGAGCCATGCCGCAAACCCTCGGGGATCATGCGAAAGCGGTCGTCGTACCAATGCTCGTTGAACTGCTGCGCGTACTGAGCACGCAGCACCTGAAGTAGGGCCTCGGCCTGCTCGCGGGGCAGTTTTGCGGTGATGGCGACGTCGATTTCCATGATCCACCTCGGATTTCGGGCAAAGCTCACCCAAACCCACGGCAACCGGGGAAGGGCGGGATGTTTAAAAGGTGTTTACTGAGGGTGAGGCTTGAGCGCGGTACCGCGCTGGTCGAGCAATTTCTGCGGGAGCAGTCGTGCCGGTACCGGATATCGCAAGTGGGCGCGGGTATCGATCAGATGCACAACCGTTCTGTCATCACCGGCACCCCAGTCCACACCCAGATATTGCCGTTGTTTGATGACCTGCAGTTCGGTCCAGGCGTTGTGCACCAGCTTGGGCGCCATGAATACCGGCACCTCCAGCGCCAGGGTCAGATGACGTATGCAACGGTCGAACAGCAGATCTGAGTCCACCAGGTGTTCCGCGTCATGGCGTTGCAGATAGGCGAAAGCAGCGTGTTGCATGCTGCTGCGGTAGTCATGAGTCAATTGCTCGGGCTTCATCACGCACGCTCCATTTCCAGTTGATCCAGCAGATCGGGTTGATCGTTGGCGGTTTTCATTGCCTGGCGACGAATGACCACGTCTGCAACTGGCAGCTTCACCGCGGGGTTGGGCATGCCGCTGGGGCTCAGTTCGTGGGTCATTTGAAACTCAGCACGCACCGACCAGCCGCAGGCTTCGTTGGTGCACTGCATGTAGGTAATGCGTAGGAAAATGTGCTGTCCTTCGCTGGTGCGGATACGCATGCGGCCTTGGCAGTGGGGGCAAACCAGCTTGTAAGTACTCAATGCTTTTGCCCCCGGCTGTGCAGCAGGATCGTTGCCAGAACCTCGGAGTGGCGAGCTGCCATGTAATGGCTGTGAGCGCGCAGAATGGCCTCAGCCTCATCCAGTTCGATGACCCCATCGTCCAGCGCCTTGGCGATGATCTGATCGACCACGCCGCGCTTGGCTGCGGCCCGCACCGAGCGGCCGTAGAGATCGACGTTATCGAGTGTTTCAGGCTTGGCCAGGGGCACAAACATGCCACCGTACATAGCGGCTATGTATTCAGGCAGGTAGGTCGTGCCCATGTCCTGCTCTAACAGGTGGATTTGTTCATCGCTCAAAGGCCGGCTGCCGGCGTTTTCGTAGATGTGGTTATCAAACTTTTTGAGTTCGTACCCGAGGCGTGCCGCTGCGCATTCCCGGCCACCTTCGTAGTCGTTGATGACAGCGCTCATAACTTGCCGTTTGGTCGCTAGAACTGGGCGTTTCATCTTCTGGTATCCCCCTGGAGTCATCGCCCCTACAGTTGTTTCATACAGCCTGTGCCAAGGTTTGCTCGGTGCTTTCTGCAAGGATCCCGGGCAATACCTCTTTGCCAATCACACGAGACAGGTCACGCAGAATCTGAAACGTCAGCCGCCCACGCGGCAGCGTTTTGTGGCCTGCCCAGCGCTGAACCACCTGGGTGACTGTTCTCACCTCGTAGCCATGGCTGAGGGCGAACTGACGGAAATTGCTGCCGCGTTCGATCAGGCGTGCCTGGATCTGGCGCTTTTCCATGGCTTGGCTCATGGTTGATGTGTTCCTAGTTGGTTAAGATGTACTCATTGCGCATAAGCCTATTTATTCCAATCAAATAAATCAAGCGGTATTTATTCAAAATGCAGAAGACATCTCTGGACGCCGTGCTTGAGCGCTTGATGACAGTCTTTGCTGTCGATAGCGATAGCGAGCTAGCACGGAAGCTGGACGTAAATCGTCAGACGCTCGGGAGTTGGCGCAGCCGACAATCCATTCCTTATGCGTTATGCGTAAGCGTGAGCGAGGCGGAGGGGGTTTCTTTGGACTGGCTGTTAGCTGGGGAAGGAGCAATGTTGCGAGGTGTTTCGACGTCTGATGCCGAAACGACGGTGAATAACCCACAAGAGGAGGCTATTTTGGCTCTATTCCGGGCGCTGGAGGAGACGGACAGGCGAGAGATACAAAGCGCTGCTGAAGAAAAGAAACGCATAAGGGACATAGAGCAGCGCCTCAAGGATTTGACTGAAGCCCTTGCCGATACCAAACGGCCAGCATAATCTGTACGTATTAAGAACGGATCAGCCAAACAGGGAAGCCGCTGATCCAATCGCCAGGGCCCGCCTGTTCGGGCAGTGGGGATGCAAAAGGGCAATCCTGAATCGGCATAGGGACGTGAACCATGTACAAAGCGCTGACACTCACGGTCCCTCTACATTTCACCAATCTAATTATCTTGTCTAATAGATGCCCTTATGGGTAGCGGCATTGATATTTTTGAAGTGATTGTTTTGATGTTTTTTTATATATAAATAATTGTGTTGTTGCTTGTTTTTTAAAGGGGTCTTTAATGGCGGTTAAGCAGAAGTCTTTAAATCGTACTTTGGCATTGAAGCCAATTATTTTTGCGAAAGAAATAGATAGAAAGCTCGCAGAGTTATTGATTGAGGCTGATAAGGCCTGTGATACTGTTGGTGAGCGAATGATGCATGACTATATTATTGGTCCCGATGGTCCTATTCCGGATTATAGTTATTTTTATAATAATTTTGATATCTATGAGAATGGTGCGGTATTTTTTGAGGTTTGGTCTTATATACCGGGAAGAATGCCGGCTGGGTTTACTCCAGACCTTAAAGCAAAAAATGCAATGTATGACGTTGCTCAGTTAGTAGATGGGAACGGAAATGCCAAAGAGTTGATCCATATCTCTCATGTGCTGATATATAAAAATGCTGCCATAATTGAGGCTACTAAAGGTACTGGTGGCTCTTATTTGATTGAAAAGTATTTGAATAAATTAATTAGGGAACGATGTGCGAAACGCCCACCTCACGTCGCATTCACTACTGCAATTTCGTCTGACCTCTTGGGGGAGATTCAGCAAGGCGGCGGGGCGGTTTCTATATCCTTGGGATTGACCCATGCAAAACCAGACAAAGATAACAAAGTGGTTGGTTTGTTATCTGACGCGCACTCCGTTTTTAGTCGTACCGATCTTGTGACGCTCAGTTGGACCGCCGGGAGTAATTCTACTTTGAGTGCAGATGAGGTTGTGAGTGAGGCTCGCACGGCTAAGGATGATGAACTTGACAAGATTTTTATTAAATTGAAGCATGGCAGTATCAAAGGCTTATCTAAATATAAAATTACAAACCCTATTGTCGTTAGGGATGCAGGTGGTCGGAATCCTGACCATAAAGAAGTGAAAGAGACTATGATTGACTATCTGGGACGATTGCTGCAGCCAGATGCTAAGGGAAAACGTGTATTGGATGATGAGGGTAACTTGATAAACAATGTCTAGAAAATGGCTCCCCGAAGAAATTGTGAATCTTGGGTTGGTTGTTCGGCAGTTTGGTGTTGTGTCGAAAGCAGCTACAAATCACGTTTGCTCGCTAATCATCAACTTTTTATTTTTGGTTGGTGGTGGTGCTGTGGGATACATGCTGAGTGTTTCTGCTCAGGACAAAATTCTGGATTCTCTTTTAAGTTTTTGCGGTATTATTATTGGGTTTGTAATTACAGCTATGTTGTTTTCAGGTCGCAATCAGTCAGCTGATAAGCTGGGCCTTGAGCAAGCTAGAGTGTATGCACTTAAGACGAGGTATATTCTTGTTTCGCAGACACAAACACTCATTGCATTTTTGTTTTGTGTGGGCTTCAGCTTGTTTGCGATTATGTGTAAGAATTCTAAATTGAGTTCAGTTGACTCTCAGTTGGTGTTTGCGCTTGCTATGGGGTATTTCTCTCTCGGAGTTTATAGAACTATATTTTTACCCTTTCAAATTTATGATGTACATTCCTTTGCTCTCGATTCATTGATTCTGGAAAAGGAGGAGCAAGCAAAACTGAAGGCGAAAGGTGTGATGGATGGGTTTAAATCAGTCAAAAGAGATTGATTTTTAAGCAAGGAGGCCGGCCTGCATCTTGCGCCACTCTCGTTCAACTGCCCTCTTAGCGGTCTTCTCACTGGCATACAACCACCTTAAGCGTCTCGGCTTTGCCTGATCGCCCGCCGTTATCGTCTTCTCTTTACCGCTTTTTTCATCCCGGTAGTACGCAATGATCCCCGTGTAATCCCCTGCGTTTTCCTCTGCCAGATCCTCCACATTATCCTCGGGCAACTTGCTCTCCAGCTCCAGGCTCACGGTATAACCGCCGTCAGCAGTGAGGCTGTGTTGCACATTCCCGCCATACCAGATGATCTCGTCGATTTCCGCCTTCACGCCCTGGAGCGTGTAGGTCAGTTCGGGAATCAGGTCTGGCCGGCCCATGGCGAGGGTATAGCTGAGGGTGGCGCTGCCGCGTTGCAGCCGTCTGAATTCGGCCCGCGCAGCGCGCAGGGCTGACTGTTGGTCGCTGTAGGTGTGGCGCAGGTCTTTGAGGTTGTCGCCGCCGCCGGCAATGGCTTCCTGTTTCTTGGCGCTGTTGACGTCGTAGTAATAGGCGCGCACGCCGTCGTAGCTGTCGCGGTCGGCTTGCAGGTAACGGTGCTGGTCACCGTCGATGCGGGTCAGGGTGATGTGGGGCAGATCCAGGCCGCTGGCGGTCTTTCCGCCACCGGCCGGGAGGCACAGCAGGCAGCCCGCTTTGACGCTGGCCACCGCGTCGAATTCTTCGCCCAGGCGGCTGATCAGATTGGCGTCGGACTCGTTGGCCTGGTCGAGTTGTAGGATGGGCAGGCCGTCCAGGGCACCGGCAATGGTGGCGGTGAGGTTGTTGCCGATGGCGATATCGCCCAGGACTTCGCCTAGGGTGGTATTGCTCCAGCTGCGCTCGCGTTTGGTCTTCAGGCCCTTGCGCAGGTCCGCCGAGCGGGCGCGGATGCTCAGGACATCCGGCGCGCCGCTGTGTTCGGTTTCGTCGACGGTGTAGGTGCCTTTGTCTACCAGGCCTGTATCACTCCAACCTAGCCACAGCCGCAACACTGCGCCCTTGGGCGGGATGCTCAGCAGGCCGTCGTGGTCGCTGAGGGTGATGGTGAGTTGATCGGCCTCGACGCCGCGGTTGTCGGTCAGCTCCAGGCTCATCAGCCGCGGGCTGATCTTCTGGGCGATATCGAGGCCGTCTACGGACAGACGAAACGCCGGCACCGGGTAGGCTGCGTCGCGGATGAAGCGCTGGGCGGTGTCCTTGAGGTAGCCGGTGACCTTGGACAGGGCTGCCTCGATCACAGCAACCCCCGCAGGATGTTGACGCCGATGTTGGTGGCAGCGCCGAGCAGATCGATACGGTCATCGTCAGTGCGCTTGAGGCTCAGGGTGAACTCAATGCGCCGTGGAGTGCCGTTGCTGAAGAATATGGTTTTGGTTTCGCTGAGACTTTCGATCACCCACAGGCCGTAGATCCGGCCACTGCCTTCGACCATGGGCCAGGCCTTGCCGGTGTTTGCCATCAGGCGCAGGGCGTCCAGGCTGAGGGCGCTGCCGGCCAGCTCCGGGAAAATGATGCCGGGGAGGGTGATGGAGTCGTCACCACGGCCCACGAACTGCCGCGCAGGAGCGGCGCCAACGCGGTTGTTACTGGCGTGGCGCCAATCAGTTTGGCGCTGCAGCTCTTGGTAAGCGGCGGTGGAGAGGCTGAACACGAACATGCCGAGGGCACACATCATGGTGATTATTCCCGGTCAGAGAGTTTGCTGCGCTGACGCGCCTTTTTTTCGTTTTCGATCTTGTTGAGCATGGCGCGCAGGGTCTTTTCCATGCCTTGCAGGTCCATGCCTGGCGCCGCTGTTATGGTGAATTCATAGGTGTCGTGGCTGTCGTACACAGCTGCGGCTGGTGAGCTGCTGATGGGCGGGCGGTCATCCACGGCCTGCGCCGGCATGGCGGTCGCGCTCAGGGCGAGGGTGCCGGCTGCTGTGAGTTGCTTGCCCATGCTGCTCAGTGCGTCGAGCGGGCCTTTCTGTCCGCCTTCCAGGCCTTTGGTCAGACCCGCCATGGTGAACCCGCCCAACTCGGCGAACACCCGCGATGGGCTGTGGATACCGAGCTTTTCCTTGAACCAACCGATGCTGGCGTCGCCGATTGAGCTGATAGCCGTTTTGACGCTGCCCAGTCCGGCCAGCAGGCCGTTGACCAGGCCGTTGACGATCATGTTGCCGAACTCGGTAAAGCGGCTGGGCAGATCCACGCCCAGGTAACTCAGCACCCCGGCAAAGGCCTGGTAAATCAGGCCGATGGGGCTGAAGTTGGCCAGGGTGTTGATGATGCCGACGATCCCACCGCTGAAGCCGGCTTTGATCTCTGTCCAGGCGTTGGCGAAGTAGTTCTTCACCGCGTCCCAGTTGGTGTAGATCAGGTAGGCGCCGGCAGCCAGGGCAGCGACCACGGCGGCGATGACCAGGACAATCGGGTTGGCCGAAAGCCCCCACAGTGCAATGCCGACCGTGCGCAATGCAGTCACCAGCGGGCCGATCAAGATGCCGCCCAAGGTTCGCAACACCGTCCCGAACACCTTGAAGATGCCGATGATGCCTGGCAGTTTGATACCGAACATTGCCAGGCCGAAACGCAGCATCAGGAACGGCCCGAGAATGCCCGCGAGTGTAAGGGCGAGACCACCAAACACGGCGGACAATACAGCCACGCTGGCGACGATTTTGAGCAGGGATGCGGTGAGGACGGGGTTTGCCTTGACCCATCCATTGACTTTGTCCAGCACGCCGCCGAGCGCGTCCATGACGTCGACCATGGTGGCTCGCATGGTCTCACCCGCACCGCTTTTGGTGTTGAACAGCTTGTTCTGTAACACCTGCCAACGGCCTTCGATAGCATCAGCACGGATATCCATTTCTTTTTGCATGGAGCCGTTGGCGGCTGTGTCATCGACCAGTTTGAGCTGGCGGCGCAGCTCATCCAGGTTGTTGACCAGCTTGGCGGCGTCCTTGCCGTACTCTTTACCGAAAATTCGCGTGGCTACTTCGGTCCGTTGCTTGGGGTCTATCGTTTTGATGCGCTCAAGCACAGCCATCATCGTGCCCATGGCATCGGTGGTCATGCCGCCCTGGACCTCGTTCAGGTCCATGTTCACCATTTTCATGCCTTCACGGAATGTCTTGCTCTGCATGTTCGCGATAGCCAGCTCGCGCACCATCGCTCGGGAGGCGCTGGCTGCGACTTCGGGTGCCGCGCCCAGCGACAGGAACGTACTGCCCAGGGCCGCAGCCTTGCGGTAGTCGAGTTTGTCGGCCACGTCGCTCATACGAGTCAACGTCTCGATGATGTCGCCGCCCTTGGAGCGGGTGTTGTCGTCCAGGTAGTTGAGCGCGTCACCCAGCTCGGCGATGTTCTTGATCGGCACTTTGTACAAGCCGGCGATCCGGCCCATGTCTTCGCCGACCTGCTCAGCGGGAAGGTCAAAGGCAACGGCGGCAGTGGCCGAGACCTTTGCCATGGTCAGCAAATTTTCTTTGCCCTGGATACCGGCCCGGGCCTGGGCTTCGACCAGGGCGGCAAATTCGGTCGTAGCGATGGGCATTTCGTTGCTGGCCGCTTTGATAGCGTCTGCAAACTCGTAGTAGGTGCTGGTGAGTTTGCCGTTGTCGTCGCGCGCGCCATCGACCTGTTTGGCAACGCCCATCATGGCGCTTTCAAAGTCGACGTATTCCTTGACCACGCCGATGACAGGGCGGCTGGCCGCGTAGGCCACACCCAGGCTGGCACCACCTGCGACAGCCGCGCTGCCGGCGAACTGCTGCCCCTTGTCATACGCACTACGGGCCGTCGCTGCGCGCTTGTGCTGGGCGGTCAGCTCGGCCATTCGCTTACCCTGCGCGCTGATGCTGGCGTTGGTGGCGCTGATTTGCTCGCGCAGCTGGCGTTCGTGTGTGCCCAGGTTCTTGGTGCTGATCCCCGCGTCATACAGTCGTGAGCGCAGCCCCTGGAGCTGCTCGCTCTGCTGTTGGTGCTGCTGTTTCAGCCGCTGGGCCTCGCGCACGGCCGTTCGAAAATCCTTCGCCATTGCCCTGGTCGGCACGCCGGTCGCGGCAAACTGCTGGCTGAGGGTTTTGACTTTGGCCTGCGCAGCATTCAACGCCTCGTTGGTCTGCTCGACAGCTGCACGCTGCGACCGCCAGGCGGTGACGTCTTTCTGCTGGGTGTTGAGTTCCTTCAGGCGGTCGCGGGCAGCCTTGAGCGCGCGGGCAGTCTCCAGGCTGCCGTTGTTGATTTGCTTCAGCGGGCGGGTGGCTTTGTCGATGGCACTGAGCAGCACCTGAAGTTTCAGATCATTTGCCATCGGTGGAACTCCGCACCCTGGCACGCTCGCGCCAGTCCATCAGGTCTTGCAGGCCCAACTGATCCATATCAGCCGGTGCCCAGTGAAAAACCACGGCCAGATCGGCCATGGCATCCTCTACGCGACGAGGGATGCATCCGTCTTCGCCGACTTCTGCAACAAAAAACCACTGATCTTGCTGCTGATGGCGAGCAGATCGGCCGGGTCCATGCCGGAGACCTCAATGGCGGTGAGGGTTGGGCTGCTGATACGCGGCACGACCTTGATCAGGCTGGCGACGTCCATTTGCAGCAGGTCCACCAGGCTCACGCCGCGCAGCTCGCCCGAGCTGGGTTTGCGCAGGGTGATGCTGTCGATGGTGGTGACGCCGCGACGGATTGGAGTGTCGAGGGCGACAGTGTCGTCGTCGGCCAGTGGCTGGACGTCGGGTTGTTCGGTGGCTACTGGTTTCATTGGAAAAGCTCCTGGTGATGAATGTGTGAGGTTGTCGATCGAGGGCGGGTTTTAGAGCCCGATGGCCTTGCGCTGTTTCTCCAGCATGTCCTTGCCACCGACCTTCTCAATGAAGTTGAGCAGGTCGATTTCGATGATTTCTTCGTTATCGACCGTCAGCTTGTAGTAGGTGCAGGTGGTGGTGATGGAATGCTCGGTGTCCTCGCCTGGCTGCGCGTCACCCATTTCGATGGTTTCGTGACGGCCGCGCACCACGATTTCCACGGCGCTGACTTCGCCTGTGTCGTCCTGCTCATAGGCGCCGGAAAAGCGCAGTGCCACACCCGAGGCGTTGACTGCGCCGAACTGTTTGAGGCTGATCAGGTCGAGGCCACCGGTTTTCCATTCCAACTGGATGCCGTCATCGGAAAAGCCCAGGTCTGCCTTGACCGGGCCGTTCATGCCGCCGCCGCGATAGGCCTCCATCTTGCGGCCGAGGGCGGGCAGGGTGACGGACTTAACCAAGCCACGGTAGATGTTGGCGTCGTTGAACAACATGAGGTTTTTGAGCTTGTGGGGCAGGGCCATGGCGGTGTTCTCCGGGGGTATGGCACAGGGTTAACTCCCCTTGCGGGGAGGCCCGATTTAGCTGTTGATCTGGCTGGCGAACTGCATCAGGTAACGGTCGGTGATGCGTTGGCGAAGCGTGAGGTCTTCCAGGGGCGGCACTGGGGTGTAGTCGTAGTCCAGGGTCAGCTTGCCGGCCTTGAGGGTGTCCTTGTCGTTGATGTCTTCGGCGTACCAGCAACTGCCGCCGATCAGGTAGCCCTGGGCAATCAACTCGCGGAACTTGGCGTTAACGCCCTCGATGATGTCCCGCACCAGGGAGGCGTGCATGGGCTTGTCGACCGCCCACATGTGCGCCTCGGCCATGGTGTCGGCGAGGATCTGCGCGGTACGGGTGTAGTTTTCGAAGGCGAACAGCGGATCGTCGCTGCACGTACGGCTGCCCCAGAATCGGAAGCCGCCCTCGTTGATCAGCGTGGTGACTTCGTTGCTGTTGAGGTAGTTGGCATCGGTGGCAGGGTTTTGCAGATCCCAGAACACGTCGGCGCTGATGCCGGTCACGCCATTGACGGCGACGTTGGAGATAGTTTTGTGCCAGCCGATTTCCTGATCGATCTTGGCTCGCAGGCCCAGGGCGCGCGCCACTGCCGAGGCGGTAACGGTTGCATTGGTGACGGTGCTCCAGTTCTGGAACTCCGGCCAGATCACCATCACTTCACGGGCGCCGAAGCTTTCGCGGTAGGCGACCACTTCTTCCTTGGTTTTGCAGTCCCAAGCACTGACGTAAGCGAAGGCGCGCAGGTCCTTGGCAATCGATACCAGGGCGGTGGCTACCGGCTGGCTGTCGAGGCCTGGCACGCCGAGAATGCGCGGCGTCATGCCCACGCGGGCCTTGGCGGCGAGCAGGGCTTTCATGCCGGTGTACTTGCCATCGGCGGTGGTGGTGCCGATCAGGGCGCTGGTGGTGGCGGCTTCGTCCGCGCCTTCCTTGACCCGCACCACGATGGTGTAGGGCTTGGTCTGGTCGGCGATGGCTTGCAGGCTGGATGCCAGGGTGCCTTTGACACCTGCTTTGGCAATGGCGCTTTGCACATTGGTCAGCAGTACCGGGGTGTCCAGCGGAAACGCCAGAGGGTCTGCATCTTCAGCCGTACAAACCAGGCCGATGACTGCGGTGGAGATGGTGCGAATGGGGCGGGTGCCGTCGTTGAGTTCGATGACCCGCACGCCGTGGAGATAGTCTGAACCGGCCATGGGTGGTTGCCTGCGCTGTGATGGAATGACAGTGCACAGGCTGCCGCGCGCGCGCCGGTTGGGCGAGCGTGGCGGGTTGTAGGGAGCGGGTTTACAGGTTTGCGTCGGCTATCCAGTCAGGCACGACAGGGCGGTGTTCGATATCTGGGAAGTGCTCCGACATCGGCCAGTCGCGCAATTCCAGGCGAAACACCTGCAATTGGCGGTACGCCTCCGGGGTCAATGTCGTGCCCCGGCCGATTTCCACCTGGTCGCGGTGGCGGGTCACCCAGGAGTCAGTGGTATTGAGCTGCCGGTCACGCCAGGCACGTTCCTGGGCGACGGCATCTTCCGGGGTGACCTCTGGTTTGATCCACGCCGGCCGGCCTTGGTCATCGCTACCACGGCGCATGCCTTGCGGTGGTGGTTGCTGGCCGTACAACTGCCATTCCTCGGCTGTCACCCTTACCGCGTCCTGGGGCCATGTGCCTGCGGCGTCGTAGGCTTCTCGTTCGGTAAGAAAGAGGAAGCCGTTGTCCTGGGCGCTGTAGTAGATCACGTCTGGGTTTTCAGTTTCTTCAATGCTCATTTTCAAAGTCCGATGGCAAGAATTAGTGGTTTAACCAGCCCCTGGCTGCCTGAGCCGAACCATTGTGGAAACACCTTTACGCCAAGGCGGTCCCAATACTCCATCTGGAACATTTGGTCTGACATAACTGTGCTAGAGGTGGAGCGCGTGAAGACTCCGGCAAAAAGGCACCGCGCAGGAAAAGGCACAGGGTGGTTAACCGCTGGGTAAGTAACACCTTCGGCGTCTGCAATAGGCCCCTCGTACCACTGGATGTATAGCGTCCCGCTACTGGTTGGAATCATCAGGCGGCCGTTGGCTGTCATAGCGGCCGCCGCAAGCACGTCGGCGATGTTGGCTTTGAGCGCTAGGGCATTGGTGACATCAACCGTGTTCGCCTTGGTCGCGGGGTTGAAGTTGCCCTCCGTCCAGATTTTTTTGTCGCCCCAGATCAGATCGCCCAGTGCCGACATTTTGAGATATCGAGAGAACTTGGTAGACCAATGAAAGAGGATTCCCGGCGCCCATTTCAGGTCACTCTGAGAGCCAGCAACTTCATTGACCTCCCTGACCTCAATCGCCCCACCCAGCCCGTCGAGGAGGTTGTCTGAGCCGGCTGCAAGATTCCCAGCCAATACCGGACGCTGACGACTGACTGAGCCCACCAACAGCGCCGCCGTCTTATCAGCCTTGAGCCCCAAGGCGTTAACGATAGTTGTGGCGAAGTTCGGATCTCCACCCAGGGCGTCTGAAAGCTCCTTGAGTGTGTCCAGTGCGCCTGGCGCAGAGTTCACCAGCCCCGCGATGGCCGCAGCAATGGCTGCGTTCGCTTGAGCCTTGGTGAACGCATCCCCGATTTCGTAAGCCGCCAGCGTCGTACCCTTATTGGCTTTGGATGCCAGGGCGTTGGTCACGTCGATGCTGTTCGCTTTCGTGGACGGATCAAAGTTCCACTCTGTCCAGACTCTTTTGTTACCCCAGATCAAGTCGCCGACAGACGACATTTTCAGATATCGAGCGAACCTATTAAACCAGTGGAAATGAATACCTGGGGCCCAATCAAGTTCCGATTTTGCGGAACCCACCTCATTAACTTCCCGGATAGAAATAGCACCGCCCGTACCTCCGACGTTGTTATCCTCCCCCGCCGGCAAGATGCCAGACAGAATCGGGCGCTGACTGCTGACAACCCCCACTCGCAACGCATCGGTGATGCCATACCCGGCAAGAGTGGTGGGGTTGTCACCAGACTGAACGATCCCGTACTTGTTGATGGTGACCCGACGGTACGTTCCCGGTGCTTTGTTCCCCGGCAAGATTGTTTCAAGGGCCTGGTCGACATACTCACGCGTTGCCAGTACCACCGACGGGTCAATCTTCAGCACGATGTTGGCAATGCTGGATACGATCAGGTTCATCCTGATGATTTGCGTCCGGCCGGAACCCTGGGCCAACAACGGCTTGAACGTCGGCGCGCAGTTGGCGACGGCCACCAGATCGCCGTCCTGGTCGTACAGACCGATTTCCCGGATCCAGAAACCACCGACGTTTTCCGGGATGACCTGCTCGGCAATGATGATGCCGGGGTTCTTCGGGTCGGGTTTGAGCTGGTTGAGCGGAGCTTTACGGCGCTCGTTGATCAGTTTGGTTTGCAGGCGGTCTGGGAACGGGTCCGTGCCGTTGGCATCACCCACGCCCATCTGTGCGAACGTCCAGGGGATACCCAGCGCGTCCGCGTTCGCCTGCTTGGCCTCGCCGATGGCCGTAAGAATGGCTTGAAACTGGCTGTTCTGGTCGATCATGGGAGGATGTCCATCGTATCAATGTGATGTTCGCGACCGCCCAGGCGCAGATAGCCGCTGACTTCGATGTCGCGTTGGGTCGGTGGGTAAACGCTGAGTTCATCGCCTTCGCTGACGCAGGCGCCGATATAGAAACTGCCGGTGGTTTCCAGGCTGATGGCCAGGCCGGTGAGGTGACGGCTACGGGGTTTGGCGTCATCGATCAGGAAGGTCAGTTCCTGATACATCTCTTCGGTGATGCCGGTGTCCAGCACGCCGACCTTGAGCTTGAAGGTGCCCGGCACGCCGGCCGGCACGTCCTGCCACCACTCGATAATCTCGATCAGATAGCCCAGGGGCTCGACCACGCGCCGCAGGGCGCCGATGGTGCCTTTGCGCGAATGGATGTAGTACGCGGCACGGATGGCTGCGCGCTTGGTCGATTCCGACCAGGTGCTGTCCCAGCGGTCGACCGAAAATGACCAGGCCAAGTACGGCAACACAGCGAGCGGGCACAGGTCCGGGTTCCACAGCAGACGAATCGGGATAGGCACCCGCTGGATCTGCGCCAGTGCCACGGCCGCGTCACGCTCCAACTGCGTCGAGTTGCTGGGTAGCAGGTGCTGGGCGCCCATCACTCCACCCCAACCGACAATTGAATATCGGTGCAAAACGGCGCCTGGTAAGGCGTGGCGGCAATATCGACCCAGCTCTCCAGCTCGACCTTACGCACGCCTTCGACGTGCAGCGCGGCGTGGATCGCCGATTCTGAGACCTCCATGCCCAACCGGCGGCGCTGGTGGACGTAGTCCTTCAGGCGTTGTTCGGCAGCCGCCCGGGCAGGTTCAGTTTCTGGGCCGCTGGTTTTCAGGTAGAGCTTGGCCTTGACCTGGTAGCGCAGGATCTGCGCGGCCTGGACGGTGAGGCGGTCGGCGACGGGGCGTCGGTCATCATCGCTGAGATAGGCCTTAACCACGGCCAGCAGCCCAGGCTCTGCGCTTCCGTCGGCCAGCATGCCCTGGACGGTCACCACGACCACGGCCGGGGAAGGGCTTTCCGCCGTGGCGTCGGCAACACGGCCATCAGCAGCACGGGCGTGGAAGATATAGCTGTTGCGCGGGCCGGCGGTGCTGAGGCCTTCCCAGGCCATCTGCGTGCGCTCGCGCAGGCTATCGTCATCTTCCATGACACGCGCCACGGGCGGGGATGCTGATGCATTGCCCTCCTGAATCACCAGGCGCTTGACGTTGAAGTTGGCGGCCAGGTTGTCCAGGTCGGAGCCTTTGGCAAAGGGCAGCAGATTGGCGGTTGCCGCTTCGTTGACCCGTTGGCGCCAGATCGTTTCGCGGTAAGCGTTCTCTTGTAGCAGCTTAGTCAGCGGCTCCGACTCCAGCTCAAGGCGGGCGGCGATTTTTGGCTGTTCCTCTGCCGGCCACAGGCTGGTGGCGTAGGCCTTGCGCTCGGCAAGGATCTGCTCGTAATCGATCTGCTCGACGATCTGCGGCGCGGGCAATAGGCTGAGGTCGATGGCGGCGAACGTGTTCATACGCTGGCCCCCAGTTGCAGTGGCAGGCTCATGCTCAACGGCTTATTGGTGTCGACCAGGGTGCCTTCCAGATCCAGAACCGATTGGCCTTGCAGATTGGCGCCGAGGAACTGCACCCGGTTCAGGCTGATACGCGGTTCCCAGCGCATCAACGCCATGACCGTGGCCGCGTACACGCGCAGGCGGGTGGCGTCGTTGAAGGGGTGGTCAACCAGCTCGGGCAGCATGCTGCCGTATTCGCGGCGCATGACGCGGGTGCCGATCCGGGTGGTGAGAATGTCGGTAATCGACTGGCTGATGAGGTCCAGATCGCCGATGGCGCCGCCGGTTTCTCGGTTCATTCTGGTTTCCCCGTCTTGCCGCTGCCTGGCAAGACGCCGCCGTGCAGGTGCTTGACCAGGCTGATACCGGCCGCGACGACGTCCTCGGTGACGGTCACGGTACCGGTGACGTTTTGGTTGCCGGTCTGGGTGTAGTCGCCGTGGTGCGTGATCGGGCCGACGATGTTAATGCCGCCTGTGCTGGTCAAGTTGGTGGTGCCGCCGTCGGGCAGGGTGGCGTTCAGATGGTGGGCGACGCTGTCGTACTCGATCACCGTGCCATCGGCGTAGGTGCGACGCTTCAGGCCTGGGCGGCTGCCGTTGGCGGGGATGTGATCGCTGGGTAGGCCAGTGATGACGACGCCATTGGCGAGTTGGCCGGACGGGCTGATCAGGATTACCTGTTCGTCGACGGTGGGCGGGTCCCACTCACGGTCGGCCCCCGCACGCAGGGCCAACCAGGGCAGCCAGGCGGTGGTCAATTCGCCGGTCTTTACCTTCACGCGCGGGGGCACCATCTGGACTTCGGCGATGACGCCGAGGCGGATGAGGTTTTCGAGCATGCGGGAGAGGGCGGCGAAATTGTTCATGGCGCCGATGGTGGCGCCATGCGTGCGAGAGTGCAGTACTCGCGGGTTGTAGCATTGTTATTTACAAGTCGATGCCAGTTCTTATTTGAAAAGCAACACGATGGCGATCAATAAGGTAGCCAGCATTGACGAAGCTGATATAGCTATGGCGATGTTTATCTTTTCACTAATCTTGTTCGTGCTTTCTCTTAGTCGGTCTATATTTTTGGTGTTGTCGACAATAACGCTGCTCGGTGATGCTTGCTCGTAGTCACTGGAGCTTTTATCTGCATAGTTTGCAATTATGCTACCTCCGGCGCCTGCGCAAGCGAATAATAGTACTTGCATGTAGAGATCTAGCTGAACTTTTAAGTCTTCAGTGTTGGGGTTGGTATGGTCAATGAATAAGTAGTAGTATTTTGTGAAAAGTACTTGAAATAGAACCCCGTATGCTATGAGCATCATTCCTTTGGGAAAGCGCATGGTTCTGAGTTCTAAAAGTAAAATGAAAAGTAAAAAGCCGCTCGTTGCTCCAGTATATATACCCATTTCAGGAGACGTTTTATTCATGATCCATGGCGTTATTGCTATTGTGAAAAATGCTGCGAATACGATTATTACTAAAATAAATCTTGCTACCATCTGCTTGGTTTTCATTCGGTTAGTTTTTTTCGAGATCGGATGACAAGACTACCATCTGTCCCCATTAAACAGACAGGTGCGTCAACAGACAGTCGCGTATTAAGTCGAGATCAGCGTCTGTAAATCCAAGTATTTCACGCGAGTCATAACTCACGTCTGGAGCACCGCGTTCCGCACGGTCCTTCAAACCATACTGGTGAACCCTGGCAATACGAGCGATACGTCCGGTAAAGCCCACAGTAATGGCGTTGCTGTCGCCCCTGGCCTTGAGGTAGGTGGCGTTCTTCAGCTTCTTGAACATCTCCAGCTTGCGACGAATGCGGCCCTGTTTACCGCGTACATTCCGTTGTTTACGTGGGGCGAACTTGCTGCCGTCCGGGTTCTGCTGGGCAATAACCCGTTTTTGTTGGCTGCGGCGCAGCTCCTGGCCGATGCTGCGGGCCAGTTGATTGCGTGCGCCTGGCTCCAGCCGTTCCAGCAGCGTGGCCGCCCAGGTCTCTAGCGCTTCCAGATCATTTGCCATCGGGAACAATCCATTCGCCGGTGTTGCCCTGGGCTCCCGGCTTCCAGTTCGGATCGAGGTAGCCCGCTACACGCTGTGGTTCGTTTGGATGTTTGACGGTGGTGTTGCCCTGGTCATCTTTGCCGACGATCACTTTCTCGGTCAGCGGCAGGGTGATGCTGAGGTCTACCGCGCCCTTGTCGAGGATATCGGCCTCAAACGCAATGCCATCTTTGACCTTGTTGAGGTTATCCAACAGTTCGTTTTGGTTGACGCTGATCCAGCCCAGCAATGGGAGCATTACGCTATCAGGGTGTCCCGCGAACTCGGTGAGGATGATCTGCAGGTCAAAGCTGTACTCGAAAGAGAGGCTTTCCGCTGATGTGCAGCGGACTTTTCCATTGTCGATAAAGATCAGCAGTCTGTCGGGGTTGTGCTTGAACTCGGCGACGGTGGCCAAGAGGTGGGCGCGAAGGCTTTCAGGCTTGTTCATGGCGCGGTCTGCTGATGCTGATAAACCATGTCGACCTGCGCCGCACAGTCCGCCCAGGCGGCTTCGACGCGGTCTTGGTCGGTGAGCTGGTCGCCATTATTGCGTGGGCTGGTCGCCGGCAACTGGCACGGCACCACGGCCGGACAGCCAGTCACGGTAAGCGTCGGCGCCGGTAAGAGCGGGGCGCTCCCGCAGCCGGCGAGCAGCATCAGGCAAAGGCTGAGTAGCCCAGGTGCGTAGTTCGGTGTTTTCACGTTTCAGTTCCTCTATGGTTCGCTCGCGCTTTGCCAGGCCTTGGCGCAACTGATCCTGCTGAGTACGCAGGGCGCTCTGGGCGTCTCGCTCCTGCTTCAGGGTGTTCGTGAGCGTGTTGGCGGTGGTCAGGTTGCGGTCGGCGTCTGCGCGGGCGGTCATGGCCGCCGTCTTTGCCAGCTCTGTGTTGCCCTCGGCGACGTTGATGCGCTGTTGCTGGCCCCAGATCAGAAGCGCCAGGGCGCCGAGCAGGACAATGCCGTACAGGGCCTGGCGCAGGGTGCTCATGCGCGGTACCAGCCGTGCTTGTTCATGGCTTCGGTATCGAGTTGTTTAATAGGGCCGCGAACGATCACGGCCCTGGCACCGCTCATCAACTGAATGGCCTCGGCCAGCACTTGCATATCGTCCTGTTCGGTGGATTCCGGCACCACCAGCAGATCGCCGTCTTGCACGCGCAGTTTGCGCACCGCTTCGAAGTCGATCATGCCGCCACCCCTTGCCCGCAACCGCAGTCGGCATGCCGTTCATAGGCGCGCTGGAGCTTCACGTCGTAGAGGTTTCGCTGATAGTCCGGGCCGTTGTAAAGCTTGGCGAATTCGGCCCATTTGCGGGCTTTTAGAGCCTTGTACAACACAGGGTCGGTTTCAATGAAGCGGGTGAAGGCGTCGAACTGTTGCGATTCGCCGGCACTCATGGCCGCCACGAAGTCCTGCACGCTGGTGTAGCCCAGGCGCTGCCACTGGAAGCCCATGATCTGGAATGCCCCCCAGGATGCAGATTCAAGGGCGGCGGTGTCGTCGATCAGGCGGGCCATGGACAGGCGCTGGTGTTCGGCGGTACCGCCGGAATATCCGCCCGACTTTGGGTTGACCAGGGCGGGATTGACGGCGGCGAGCTGGTCGGCGTGGCGTTTGAGTTCGGCCGGGTCATCGCCTTCGTGCCGCACCTTGGCGAGCTGGCGGTACATGATGTGCCGTTCGAACAGGATCACTGGCTTGCCGTTGTCGAGGAAGCCCTTGCCCTTGGATTCAACCTCGTTGATGGCGTAAATGCTTGCCAACGGTACGCCAAGGCGTTCGGCCGCAGCGATCAGATCGTTGTTGCGCAGCAGCTGGGCGCAGTCACCGCCGGCCAGGCTGGTCTGGGTCTTACTGCCGGCCACACCATCAGCGACCAAGCCGACCTTGAGCTGATAGGCACGGACAGCAGCTTCGGTGTCGTCGCCGTAGCTGCCATCCACGTCCAGCTTGGCGCCGTGGTTGTTGAGATTCTTTTGCAGCGTGCGGACGGCCTGCGAGCGGTCGCCGTGGCGTAGGGTGGTCATAGCTGTTCTACCTTGCGGGTGAAAAACCTCTTGGCAGCCACGCGGGTGCCTTCCACTCCTAGCAAACCAATCACGCCGCCGAAAAACGGTGCGGTGGAGATCGGAATGCCGAGCAAGGCCAAGCCATGGCTGGCGGCCAATGCCAAGGTGCCGCACAGCGGCGCCTCGACCAGCATGCGCCGCAGCGTGCCACCGCCGTACATGACTCGTAGGGCCGCGATGATCAAGGCGAGGACTCCGGCGTAAAGAGTCGGCCAGTTCTGTTCGAGCCAGGCGGCGAGCCAGGCCCAGGTGTCGGGACGTTCAGGCATGCGCTTCATTCCGTTGTCCAGGGTTGGTGGGTTCAAGGTCCGGGTGCAGCTCAGTCAGTCCCATAACTGCACCATCTGCCGCTGCGGGGCGCTGGCTTGGGCTTCGGGCATGTTGACGACAAGGCCTTGCGGCAAGATTGGGCCGTGGTCGGCCAAGCCGGGGTTGGCTTCAAGGACAGCCTCGGTGACACCAGTGGTGCGGCCGTAGAAACGCCAGCACAGGGCGTCGACTGTGTCGTTTTGATTGGCGCGGACGGCGACGGCCATCAGATCAACTCCACGGTGGTGCGGGTGCGACCAAGGAAGTCGCGCACGGCCCAGCGCAGGTCGCGGCGGTAGTCGTCGATGGTTGGGGTAACTTCTTCGGCCTTCTGGCTGCCGGAGTTGGTAGCGCTGTAGTCGCGGTGACGCTCGCAGACTTCGGCGCCGGTACCGGCCTCTATGGCCCGCCGGTAGAGGTGGGCTTTTACCGAAACGTCATTGATGCGATCACCTGGTACGTCGTCCAGCGTGGCGTGGCCGGCTGCTTGCTGGGCTTCCCGCCATTCGGCCAGCTCGCGGTTGAGGTTGATAGCTGCAGAAATAACGGCGGTTTCCAGGCGGGCAGGGGTGACGCTGGAGTCGATGCGCAGGGTGGCGCGCAAGTGGTCCAGGTCAATCGACGGCCAGAAGGGGTCGGTGTTGATATGACCGCCTGCGACAGGGCCGCTGGCTACAAATGCGCTCATGAACTGCACTCGAAAATAGGTCGCCGGTGGTCGGGGCTTCACGTTCAGGAGGAGCGGCCTGGCCGATCCGCCCCGAGCCGGCGGGGTGCGTGGGGACGCTCGGTTAGCTGCTTGGTGCAGCGTGTTTCTTGAGGAGACGCTCAACGCGCTCCAGATCCTTCTTGCCGCCGCAGCTGTCGTGCAGCTCGATGGCGCGCTTGAGCAGGTCGATACCGGCCTGAATCTGCCCCGGCTGGCCGGGTTCCTCTGCCGTGATGCCATGCACCGTGGCACGGCCTGTTGCCAGGTAGAGCTTGGCGCGGGCCTGGTCAGGCATATCCTCTTCGTCGGTCAGCTCAATGGTGCGATGCAAGATGCTCAGGTCGAACGTGCCGTTGGTTTTTTGCGCTTTCAGTGCTGCGGTGGCGATTTCTTCCGCTACCAGGCAACCGGTAGTGCGCTCGAAACGGTCGGGCATGATCAGCTTGTGCTTGAGCACGTAGTCGGCGATGTCCAACGCACCGGCGTATTCACCGGCGTCGATCCGCCAAACCATGATGGTGGTCAGAACGTCATCCTGAGCGCCGTTGCCGCCCGCAAGTACGCCCTCGACATAAGGGACGTACTGAGGCAACAGCTGCGGCTTAAGCGCTTCCTTGGCGGCAGTGGACTGGATCGCCTTCAGGCGTAGCCGATCCTGTAGCAGCTGATTCAACTGGTGCTCGTAAGCGGTGGCACCGGCCATGGATTGCTGCGGTGCTGTTTTCGCTGCTTCCATGGCCGCGCGAGCGCGGCGTTGGTGGGCTTGGGCAATGCTGAGTGCCATGGGATTAACCCTCGCCGCCGGCGTCTTCGACTGGGGTGATGTTTTCCAGCAGGCAACCCAGGCCATATTCCTCGACCACGTACGCCTCGTTCGACGATTCGAAGTTGCTGACGCGGTTCCACTCCGGCTCTTCCTTGAGGTAGCGGCGGCGCCCGCCGATCTGCCAGTACACCGACAGGTTGGCGAATGTGGTGATGAGGATCGTGCCTTCGGGGATGTACGGCACCTCGTACAGCGGCAGACCGCCGACGCGGCGTTGCGAGATGATCAGGTCGCTCGCCAGGGTGTTGGTCGCGTCCTGGTCCTTGTTGACCAGGGCCAGGAACTTGTCGTGGACCAGTTCGCGGCCGGTCAGCACCACCAGGCCAGGGTTGCGGCGATACCAAGGGTCGAGCAGCTGGATAGCGTCGTAGACCAGGGCGTCGATGTTTTTGAAATCGCCGGTTTTGCCGATGGTGATTTTGCCGGCGACAGCACCTTCCTTCAGCACGCGGTCGGGGGCGTGGGTGCGGTACTGCTGGAGCCAGCCGATGTTGACGTCTTCCAACAGCGGGTGCGTGGTGCGGTCGGTTTGCTCTGCGGCCGAGACGCCGTAGAAACCGATCTGGATGCGGTCGAGTGCCTGGCGTTGAGCAATGGCGCTGGACAGGCGGGTCTGGAAGTCCGGGAACTTGGCCCAGGCGTCGAGCTGCTTGTAGCTAACGAAGGTGTCAAAGTCGGTCTGCTCGGCCTTGTACTTGTCGCTCGATAGGGTGCCGATGCTACGTGGCTCCCGCTTCTTGACGTTGGTGTTGGTGCGGCTGGCAACGGTGCCGCCCACGCCCAGGCCGACCTTTTCGCCTTCCTGTTCATCGACGCCGATGACGTTGACTTTGGTCAGGAACTCGCTCGATTCCTGAATCTTGGTTTCCAGGCGCTGCTGGATGGTTGGGTCGACGCTGAACGTAGCGGTGGCCGATTCGACGCCGTTGAGCTGCGCGACCTGGCTGAGGTAGCCGGCAAAGAGTTTTCGAGTGTCGTTACGCATGGGTGTCTCCGATAGTGGGCTGGGCGGTGTAGGCCGCAGGTCAGAACTCAGCCAGGGCTTGGTTGCCGCCGCCGGTTACCGGTGGGCGCTGGGTTTGGGAGTGGTCTTGGGTTTTGCCGAGGGTGGTTTTCAGCTCGACCAGGTCTTTGCTGAGCTGCTCAACTTTGGTGTTCAAATCGCCGGAAAACTTCTTCTCGGCAGCCAGTTGCTCGGGCAGATCCTTGACGTGGTCGGCGATCGCTTCGACGGCCTGGCCGATCTGAGCGAACTCGGCATCGTCCTTTGCCTGTTTACCGCCCAGGAGCGCCTGCACTTTGCTGAAGAGCTGGGCGCCGAGGCCGGGCTTGTCTTCGATTTCTTCAAATTGCAGCTCGGTTTCCACGGCTTCGGTGAACATCGAAGTGGTTGAGTAGTGGCGATCCTTGAACGGGCTGGATTCAGGCTTTTGCGCGGAGAACGCCAGCACGTCGGTGCCCAGGCTGGCCGGTGAATCGGTCACGGCCAGGCCGACGATGTAAGCCTCGCCAGTGTCGGCAAAGCTGTCGTCGATCTCGATCGAGGTGTAGATCTTCTGTTTGGCCTTGTTCATGGCGATCAGCTCAGGCGTCGGTTCGACCTGGGCGAACAGGGCTAGCTTTTTCTGGCCGTGGATTTCTACTTCTTCGGTCTTGACCGCGAGCACATCACCGTAGGCTTTGAACGGACTGTCCGGCATCACGCTGCGGAAGTGCTCCAGCCAGATGCGGGCGCCGTAGGTGGACGGGTTGAAGTTCTTCGCGGACTGTTCCAGCCAGCTGCGTTTGATGGTGCGCTTGTCGGAAGTAGCGCCCTCGACGGCGACGCGGAACCAGTTGCTGCGAAATTTCTTCATGTCGGGAATCCTCAATGCATAGGGCGCTTAATGCGTTGCAATGAGGGGCATGGTCGTGACGCGCGCGAGTTGCGGCAACGGGGCGGGATTGTAAAGGGCGGTGCTACAAGGGGCGGCGCTACTGACTCGCCGGCGTGGGCGGCAGCATCGCGGCCATGACTACGACTGAACTGCTCCCGATCGATCCCCGGCGCCAATCCAAGTTTCTATATTGGATGGGTTGGCGTATCTGCGAGATTGCCGAGGCTACGGGCGAAAAGGAAAAAACGCTACACAGCTGGAAGGCTCGCGACGAGTGGGACCGGGCGGATAACGTCGAGCGCATCGGCGGGGCGTTGGAAGCGCGGCTGGTGCAGTTGATCCTCAAGGAAGGCAAGAGCGGCGGCGACTTCAAAGAGATTGACCTGCTACACCGCCAGTTGGAGCGGCAGGCACGCATTCAGCGTTTTCAGGGTGGCGGTACCGAAACCGAACTCAACCCCAACCTTGCCAAGCGCAACGAAGGTCCGAAGAAAAAGACCCCGAAAAACGACATCAGCGAGGAGCAGATCGAGCTACTGCGCGAAGCGTTTATCGACGGCTGCTTCGACTATCAGAAAGACTGGCACCGGGCTGGCAATCAGCGCACCCGCGTCATCCTCAAGAGCCGGCAGATCGGCGCTACCTACTACTTTGCCCGCGAGGCGTTTATTGATGCGCTGGAGACTGGGCGCAATCAGATCTTCCTGTCGGCTTCGAAGAACCAGGCCTATCTGTTCCGAGGCTACATCCAGGCGTTTGCTCGCGAGGTTATCGGCGTCGAGCTGACCGGTGATCCCATCGTGCTGCCGAACGGCGCCGAACTGTTTTTCCTCGGCACCAATGCGCGCACTGCCCAGGGCTACCATGGCAATTTCTACTTCGACGAATTCTTTTGGACGTTCAAGTTTGAGGAGCTGAACAAGGTTGCGTCGGGTATGGCGATGCACAAGAAGTGGCGCAAAACCTACTTCTCGACGCCCTCGACTATGGCCCACGAGGCCTACACCTTCTGGACGGGCGAGCGCTTCAACAAGGGCAAGCCGGCGGCGCAACATACCAAGGTCGATGTTTCCCACGGTGCGCTTCAGCAGGGCCGTTTCTGCGAGGACCGGTTGTGGCGCCAGATCGTCACCATCCTGGACGCGGAGGAGGGCGGCTGCGACCTGTTCGACATCGAGGAGCTACGCCGGGAGTACAGCCCCGAGGCGTTCTCCAACTTGCTGATGTGTGAGTTTGTTGACGACGGCGCGAGCATCTTCCCGCTCACGGTATTGCAGCCATGCATGGTTGATAGCTGGGTTGAGTGGGCCGAGGACTACAAGCCGTTTGCCATACGGCCGTTCGGTGATCGCCAGGTGTGGGTGGGTTATGACCCAGCGGAAACCGGCGACTGCTCGGGCTTGGTGGTGGTCGCGCCGCCGATGGTGCCAGGGGGCAAGTTCCGGGTGCTGGAGCGTCACCAGTTCCGAGGCATGGACTTCGCGGCCCAGGCCAGCGTGATCAAAGCCGTCTGCGATCGCTACTGGGTGACGTACATCGGGATCGACGTCACCGGCCTGGGTAGCGGCGTGGCGCAGCTGGTGCGCCAATTTTTCCCCAACGTCACTACCTTCAGCTACTCACCCGAGGTCAAGACGCGCCTGGTTCTCAAGGCTTACGACGTGATCCACCGGGGCCGGCTGGAGTTCGACGCCGGCTGGACTGACATGGCGCAGTCGCTGATGGCGATTCGCAAGACCATCACCGCAGGCGGTCGCCAATTCACCTATACCGCCGGCCGCAACGACAACACCGGCCACGCTGACCTGGCATGGGCGCTCTTTCACGCATTGCACAACGAACCGCTGGAGGGGCAGACCACTGCCAATACCGGGCGGATGGAGATTTTTTGATGTCGAACCGCCGCAGAAGTACCAAACAGATGGCCCAGGTGCCCGCCGTGACAACGCAGGAGTTTATCCCGCGCAGTGAGGGCAAAATCGAGGCGTTCAGCTTCGGTGACCCTTCGCCGGTCCTGAGCGGTCGGGAGGTGTTTGATTATCTGGAATGCTGGTTCAACGGGCGCTGGTACGAGCCTCCGTTGTCGCTGAATGGCCTGGCGCGGTCGGTGGGTTCCAGCGTGCATCTGCATTCGGGTTTGATGTTCAAGCGCAATCTGTTGAGTAAAACCTTCATCCCGCACCGGTTATTTTCGCGGGCGGCGTTTGAACAGTTCGCTCTGGACTTTCTTTGCCTAGGCAACGGTTATCTGGAAGCCCGGCGCTCAATGCTTGGTCCGGTGCGCGAGCTGGTACCGCCGCTGGCGAAGTACATGCGCTCTGGCAAGGATGGTCGGCAGTTCATGGTTCAAGGGTGGAAGGAAGAACATGAATTTGAACCGGGCACTGTCTTCCATCTACGCGAGGCGGATTTGCACCAGGAGGTGTACGGGCTGCCTGAGTGGATCAGTGCATTGCAGTCGGCGTTGTTGAATGAGTCGGCAACGCTATTTCGTCGAAAGTATTACGAAAACGGCAGCCATGCCGGCTTCATTCTCTACATGACCGATGCGGCGCAGAACGAAGCGGACGTCGACTCGCTGCGCAAGGCGCTGAAGGACTCCAAGGGGCCTGGCAACTTCCGCAACCTGTTCGTGTACTCGCCGAACGGGAAAAAAGACGGGCTGCAGATCATCCCGGTCAGCGAAGTGACGGCCAAGGACGAATTCAACTCGATCAAAAACCAGACCCGCGACGACGTGTTGGCTAGCTTGCGCATTCCGCCGCAGTTGATGGGCATCGTGCCGCAGAACGCAGGTGGGTTTGGGTCGATCAGGGAAGCGGCGCAGATTTATGCGGCCAATGAGCTGGAGCCGATTCAGGCGCGCATGGCACAGGTGAATGAATGGCTCGGGGAGGAGGTTGTGAGCTTCAAACGCTATGAAATTGGTGGGGAGGCTTAAGCGCACTGCGCAATAAACGAGGCCGCTGAATGGTGCGCGAATATCAACTTTCGAGTGCTTAAACCGTGCATCTTCTATTAAACCGGCCTCGTACGACGGCAAATATTTAGGGAGTATCCGGGCCTTTCCAGCGTTGGCGGGCCCTGCTCTTGAGTGCCAGAGATTGGGGAGCAACTGAGCGACATTTCCTGCGTCTGTCGGCTTTGCAGCTTTGCGATCCTACTTTCACGCTCCCTGTACACGCCCTTCCAATCTTCTTGTTGTGATCAGCAACGTGCCGCTTGAGAGTATTTTGATGACTTTCCGTTTTTTAACTGAGGAATATCTGACTTTACTAATTGCTTATGCCAAATCGGGATATAGAACGTATTCTGGGGTATTCGGAAGTCTAAATATTTTTAACCTTGACACTACAAGGTTTCCCGTCTTAACTCTCAGGCGTGGCATATCAGCGGAAGGATTCCGCACTGCATGTCTATATCACGTAGATGGTTTGTCCCAAGGAGTGGGGAAATGTGCATATATCGTTTCAACTGTATTTATACACACTCGCCTTTCAAAGCCTGTCTATTAATTGCGTTCCTGCCTCAGGACGAAGCGTGCGCGTCTAGTTTATAAAAAATAAAGTCCTCTTTATTGAGCCACAGACCATTGTTCATCAATGACTGACTCGATAGAAGGCTTTGTGTGCAGTAAAAATCGTTGTATCTCACCTTTGAAATTACAAGGAGTATCATCATGGGTTCCATTACTGATCATAATCAACTGCTGGCCTGGGTAGCATCCTTGGATATTCCCGAAGCTTCCGGAGTAAAAACCCGTTCGCGTAATGTGGTTGCGCGTGCTAATGCCGAGGACGAAGGCGCGGCAGTAGTACGCGGTAGTATTACTTCGTTTGTGACCGGCCTGAGTCAACAAGCGCGTGATGACGTGCAAAACAGCACGTTGTTGATGCAGTTGGCTGCGGATAAAAAATTCAATCCGGAAAAACAACGGGAAGAGTGGTTCAAGTTCTATACCGATGGCCTTGCTAACCTGGGCTGGGGGCGTGTTAGCTCGTATTATCAGAGCTATCAGCCGCGTAATACCAATGTCACCATGGACCAGGTCGTACTTGAGGTGATTGCTGCAGTCGTGGGCGCTGACAGCGCTGTGTACAAGGTGACTGAAAAAACCTTCTCGTCACTCCAAGACAATCCGAAGAACCAGGCCCCGCTGAAACTGTTCGACAGTAGCAGCACTCGGGACAGCGTGGGCACGTTCCAGATACTCCCAGTGATGCAGGATAGGGACGGAAACGTGGTAATGGTACTGACTACCGTCAACGCCAGTACCACGGTACAGCGAGGCAGCTTCCTGTTCTGGAGTTGGAGCAAGACCACCGCGTGGATGTATCGGGCTGCACAGCAGACTGTGCTCAATGAGTCGGTATATGCGACTGTTCGCCAATCTGTCATCAAGAAGCTGGGCAAAAACGCCGAAGAATTCATCGATGATCTGGAAATTTAAATGACCCCCGCGGGCCGACGTCAACCGTCGGCCCGCGGGCTATTCAGGTTCTATCAGTTCAAGGAGGAACGATCATGAAATTGTCTGCCGACGAAGTTTATGTGATTTCGGGTAACTTGCTATCCGCGACGCCTTCGCTCACCGATCCTACGGTACTTGAAGATATCGCCAATTCAAACCTTTTGTGCCAGTTGGCAGCCGATAAGAATCAAGGCACGCGGTTTATCGATCCAGCTGCGTGGCTGGACTTCTATCGAAGCTCACTAGGTAGGTTGTTCTGGCGCATCAGTAATTCAGGCACGGTTAGTTATGCTATACCGCAACTCGTGCATAAAATTACCGTGAAAGAAGTTTTGGAAAAAACGTTCTACAAGACTCTGGATCGCCCCCAGCGCATCCGGGTTGAAGAAAGTATTGAATTGTTGGGTGAGCAATCAGCCGATAGCCCGTCGGCGACATTGTACAGCCTCAAGACCCAGGTCAATTTCAATGAGACGACATCATCTCCAGGTCTCTTGCCCCACTCTATATCGTCCGTTAACTTGCAACTCAGTGTGGTGCACAGTGAGACGTGCATTTCGGTGTGCAGTGTTTACTTCAAAACGTCGACCCGGATCGGTGATGATGTATTCAATCAGAAGTTCCCGGTAAAAGAACTGCTGGGCAATGTTAGTGTGAGTACGTTCGAAGCCAAGCTGCTGGAATCGAGTTATGCCGGCATAAGGCAGAGCATCATCGATAAGTTGGGTGAGGACAATATTCGCGAGAACATTCTGCTTGTCCCCGCCGTTTCACCGTCGTTGTCCAACACGCGCCACGCGGGGGCGCTGCAGTTCGTGCAGGAACTGGATATTTAGAAAGCTACTATGGCCAGCGCCGCCGTCCGGCACAAATCGAGTGTCAACACTCCGTTTGTGCCGTTTTATCGTTCAACGGTTGAAAGTACCGACGCTCGCCACGCATCAAGAACGGCAAGGCATCTGGGATGTGTAAGGTACACATGCGCAGTCGCCAGCTCTTGGCGATATCAGCTTGCAAATCCACTTGGAGCTTGATCAAAACGCTAGGATGCAGCAGTTATGCGACTGCCAGTATGGTCTGTTCAGTGACACGAGCGCTTGATATATGCGATAGCTGCCGGTCCTGTGCAGTGCTGGAAGTACCTCATCGCAAACCCACGACTCGAAATGCTTGGCCTCCTCCTTCCTGCTCCTGATGATGAGCCTGTATAGGTTGCCCTCATCAATAAATTGCAGTTCCTGCTTACCCTTTTCTCTAAGGGTGTCCGTTCTACGGACACCCTTCTCGCGGCAGTTGTCGCTGATCACTTGTTTTGAGTTGCTGTAGCCGAGAATCGTGCAAACATCCTTGGCGCAAAACCAATGCTCACCGTTCTGTTCTGTAACGACTCGCACCGGCAACCCTTCAAACTCAAACAATATGGGAATGGTCATCGGTGCGGTCCTTACGATGTCGTGTCCAAGGGGGGGCATCGAGCATTTTGCCCAGCCTGGCTACGGTCGGCAACCCGATCTGCACCTGGCGCGCGCCGTCGTCCCCCCACCTCGCCTGCGGGCTAAATGGGTCGTTTTTTCTGCGGCCCTGCGGACAGCCCAACGCGGCACTGGCTGGGGGGCTGCTCGGCGTTGTGGGGTGGTCAAAAGCCTGCGGAACCCTGCACCGAGGGGGTATTTCGCTGTAGGCGTCTAAAGGCTCTGCTGTTGAGGGGGAGGGGGGGAGTCTCAAAAAGAGTAACTTCAGTAATCTCCCCACAGAAACGGTCTGGAGGCCACGTATCCCGTAGGTTTTGAGATTACAAAAAGGAGTAACAGAGAAGTAATTGAAAAGGTAATTTTTTACCAGGCTATTGATTTTAAAGGATTTTATAAAAGTAGAGAATTACGTTTATAAAGAGTAATCAGATTACTTCAATATTACTTAAAGATTACCTTTTGCTCGAAACATAAAACCCTTTAATTTCAATGATTTGAGGTTGAGAAACGGTCAAGATTACTTATGTTACTCTTTTTTCTAGCCTGAAAAATTCTGGTCTACCTGCACCATACATGTAGGCGCACGCGTACGATCAGGGCAGTCGGCTTACGTGATGATTTGTAGGGTCGATGCCTGGTGCTGAGAGGTGTGTGAATAGTGTCGGGATTGGAGCGACATGCATTCGCAGAGGGGTTAGGTGGGAATCTGGTTTTGAGTGTGGCCGGCTTCGTATGAGTGGTCGAAGCCAGCGCGGGGCCTGGGCGGGCTTACTTGCTCTCTAAGTGATTGGATCCCGAGGAAGGGAGTTTTTTCGGGTGAGACCAAGGCTCAGACCGTTGGGGAGTTGTTCGATTGTGATTAGGGCGAGATCGTCGGTAATCATCCGATCATCATTTAGAACTGCGAAGGACGGGGCCCAGCGGAGCATCTCTTTATCAAATTCGTAGATCAATTGGCGACTGGGCGTGCCTTGGGCTTTTAACCAATCAACGAGCCGAGCTGCTTGAGTTGCGGCATTCGGCAAGGCGTCCATAGCAGCCCTATGCTTACCCTTATCAGTTCCGCGAAAAAGGAAAGAAACTTGGCAGCCATTTTGGAAAGAATGAAGGTCGAGTACAGGGTTGCGCCGGTCATCGAAGTGCACCAACAGTTGTCTAAGCCATCCATTAATTCCCGCATAGGTTGCTTTACCCGCCTCCGTCGCAATTGCCGTCACGTACGGAACGAAGACTAAAGCTACGAAGGGCAAGGCAACTCTAATCAGCTCAAGTGCTGACGATTCAGCGTTATGCGACAGTTCCGTACGTTGTATCGGGACCGGGGCGTCTTTGGTGACCGCATCAACCCATGCCTCATCGAGCTCCCTGGGATCAATTGCGAATTCAATCACCACATTTTCAAACAGCTCGGGCAGCTCTCTTGGTAGCGGTACCGTCGTTGATGCATCGAATCCAATGTCCGCAAAAGACAGAACGTCACCACCTGCATACAACCCCAATACAGCGGCAACAAACTGGTTGCCGTCCTCCGTTTCAAAGTACGCGCTTTCTATCACCTTTCCCTTTGGTCGGCCCGGATCATGCTCATGTAGAAGGATATGCGGATGATTGTTGATTTTGAAAACTAACTCCTGCGGATCCGTAGGAACAATGTGGTTACCATCGGCACCGCAAGCATTTGTCCAAATCACTCCGCTGACGATTTTGCCGAAAACACCATCGGAATGCCGACGTATGGCATTGGTGACCCATTTGTGGGCAGCAGCATTCTCGTTTATCAGTTCAGACATATAGCCTCCATACCATCTGTGTCGGACCATTTAGGCGCAGTGCCTTCCCAGATCGGTCTTCTTCCATTGCAGAGCGGGCGCTGTCAGTGAGCTACAGCGTATTTGCCTGAATCTTGACCCGGTTGGGTTGGGTTTGGCTATGGGGAGAAGGCGGCTGATCGAAGATACGAAGGATGGAGGTGGTACAAAAGTGGTACGCAATATTTTCAACGTGGTGCCAGGTCCCTATTTATGGGGCCATAGCTTTTAATGCGGCCAATCCATCACATGGAGCTTGGCCACTGCACACTCTCGATTCTGGCGCGAGGAGATAAGGCAGGGGGGCTGCCTGTGGGGCGGTCCGCTTCCGACCCAAAGCTGCTGCTAGCAGAAAGCAGCTTTCGACAATTAGCGATGGCTTTGCGCACATCTACGGATGGCTGGCCGCTCCAAGAATGACACTCCTGGGGGGCAGTGAGCGGCCCGCGATCATTCAGGCTAGACGTCAGATTGGCGTTCATTACCTTCCGCTGCGCTGACTGAAGTTTTGTGGTAGGTAACCATAACGGGCTGGGTTGTATAATGCGCTCTGCCCCCACCACATTTCTTTGACTGCCATAAATTGCAGGATTCCGCAAAATCCATAATTTTTGACGGTTTTCAATTGGCTGATGTCTTTCTCCAGCAGTGCCACCATCTCTTCTAATTTCCGAACTTCACCTTCTTTTCCTCGAGCATAGGAAATCACATAGTTGAGATATTCCCTATGCCTCTCAAGCTCGCCTGCTTGAACTCCGCCAAAACCGGCCGAAAGGTAGGCATTACGGACTTCGTTGAACGGGTATAGGGCGTTTCGACGTTCATCAGTCCGTTCAAGAAATTCGATGAAAGCCTTGGCTCGCTTCTCCCCAGCCAGCGCGTCAACCATCCGCACCCGCTCATCTTCGAGCTCGTTACGCGCAACCTGCAGCATTTCTTCAGCGATTTGGATCTGAGCAGAAATGACTTTGTTGTCCAGTTGAGGATTTATCATCAT